TTGTATCTGGTAAATTTGTTTCAGTAGATGCTGATGGTGATGGATCAGCTATATTTAGCAATATATCATAAATTAGCTTAACAACTTATTAATACTACGCTATCTAACGGTAGCGTGGTATTAATAGATTAAACCTAAACCATAAACTTAAACCCTAAAACCTAGAAACGAAAACGAATTATTAATCAAAAAAATTTAAAATTATGACTGATAGAGATATAATGTTAATTTTTAAAAACGCTGATGACGATACAGCTATGCATCCTTTATCTAAACTATTTCAAATAGATGGTGGTACTGGTTCAATTGTATTAACTTTTGGCGATATACAATCTGATCACTCTGGCGCTGTTGGTGATAACGCGAATGTTGACGTTATTACTTTAACGACTGGTGCTGACGAGTTTGAGGCTTGTAAAGAACTAGTTAGAAAATTTAATGAAGGGCCTCACTCTGATGGAGCTCTTGTAGTTGCTGATGATGTTGCTGGAACTTATTGTAGTTCTACAATAACAGGTGTGGCTATAGCATAATTATTAACTATTTAAAAATTAACAAAATGAATAAGTTTATATTTTTTCAAAACGCCGCTAACGACTGCATGGTATATCCCTTAAGAAGATTGCAATCAGTTGAAGGAAAAGACGACGCGTTAGATTTTAGTTTTGAATCATCTGCAACAAGTAACGACGTTGTTACTGTTACGCTAGCTGACGATTCTGATGAACTATTAGCAATGCAAGCTACGGCTCAATTAATCAACAAACATCCACATAGTGATGGTATTATAGTAATAGCTGATGATGTTAATTCAGTTTATGCTCATACTACTATGACTGCTGTTGGTGCGGCTGGTTAATAGATGAAATTAACAAGTCACGATTTACGTGATTTACAAATCCTTAAGTATTACAGGCTCGTTAGAAAATGGGCCTGTAAGACTTACGGGTTAACAGACGCGGATTTAGAACTTCTTATTTACTTAGATTGTAAAGGAAGATTCACGCGTCAAGAATTTATCGACGGAACATATACTATGAGTTGGGATAAGAACCGTTGGGAGAAATTAAGGAGGAATGGTTGGATAGAGGTTTGGAGACACAGAAACAGAACAACCATCAAATACTCTGTATTCAAAACCTCCTTTAAGTGCTCACACTTAATTAGTAGGATATATCGTATACTTTTAGGGGAAGAAGATATACCTACATCAGAAAAGAGTGTGTTTTATAATAATAAATCATACACCGATAAGGTAATGAATAAGTCTATCGATGATATGGTAAAAGATAATAATAGATGATAGGAAAATTTATAGGTGGCTTATTCGGCAAAGTAGTTGAAAATGCAGAAGGAATACTTGACAAAGTTATTACAACGGACAAAGAAAGAGATGAAGCAAAACTTTCTATTAGAAGACTATTACTCGACGCTGAAACAGAAGCGTTCAAGCAGGAAGTCGAAGACAGGAAGAGCGCTCGAGATATGTATAAAGACGATGCGCTCATTCAAAAGATACTTGCAACGCTCTTTACTACTGCGTACTTTGGATTAAGCTTCATGATGTTTAAAGTCTTCGTGATGGGAGATTTAGATCTAGGAGAATTTGAGATAAGTTTTATCTCTACAATATTTGGCGCAATGAGTGCTAAGGTTAATACGGTTGTCGATTTCTTCTTTGGGGGATCGTCAAAAAAGAATGAACAACAAAATAAATAATAATTATGGGATTAAATTCACAGGAAGTATCTTACCAATTTGGTCAACATGGTAGTGGTCACATGAAGACTGCTACTGATCTTTATGCGCCAACAGGGAAGGTGATTGTAGCAATTACAATGTTAGAAAACATTAAGTTTGAAGCAACTAACGGTTTAGTAGCAGACACTTCTTTTCATAAAGCAACGACCGATGCTGCTACGGAAGATGGTGTAGCATTCTTTGGAACAGGTTCACAGGTTTTAGCAAACGGCGAAGATGATGATGGAGATGCTGTTACATCGGACGCTGTAGCTAATACAGTAGAATTTCCAAAAGGTGTAACAATATATGGAAGATGGACTAGTATTGCTTTATCAACTAGTTATACCCATGGTGTAGTTGTTTATTACGGACCAGCATAATGGCTTTAGGATTAGGAACTTCAATAGCATCCGGTAGCACTATAGATCACTGCACGTATCTGAAAGCTATTTATGATACAGACCAAACTAGTCAGTCTGGAATAAGATTGGACGATCAATTCCCTGGTATCACAGCAGCTTCGGGAGATACTTGGACAATGACTTGTAATATATATCTAACTGGTAGTAGTGGTACTTGGGATGCTGATTCAGGTGTGGTAGCGACAACTTTTAACTTAGGGGGTACGTCAAAAATAGTAAATATTTCTCAAAATACTTTAACTGCCATCGATCAGACTAGTAGTGCGTTGGATGCTGGTTGGGATTCGAATGATCATGTTTATGTTTATTTCTACACCGCTTCGAGCTATCCTGATGATGGTGCAACAATTTATATTTCTGATTGGAAGATTGTTATAAAAGATAGTGGGGGTAGTATCAAAGCTACAAATATATATGATTTTTCTAGCGGTGGAGATATAAGCATGGTAGGTGATTGGTCAATGGAAGGTGCTTTAACAAAAACAAAAGGTAATTGTTTACCTTAAAAATATAATATTATGCCAATAAATTCAACAGAAGTATCTTATGGTCTTGGACAATTAGGCAGTGCTTTCACAGATAGCACTTCTACAGCTCTACTTGCTCCAGCTGGAAAAGCATTTGTTGCAATTCAATTTCTAAAAGACACTAAGTTTGACACAACAGGCGGACTTGTAGCTATTCAAGATACTGATAATGCAATAGAGTATATAACTACAGCGGGTGGAACATATGATAATGATCCCGCTCATGACACCACCGGGACAAAAGGTAATCTTGGGGTTGGTGGTCAGATTGTAGACTCTGATAATATTTTCCCAAGAGGTTTAACAATATATGGTAGGTGGACTTCAATAGGATTAGCTCAAGGAAGTATAATAGCTTATATAGGAGATTAATGTTAGGATTGTTTAATGGAACAATGTGGGAAAATAACGTGGTGTCACTTGGAGAACCACCAGGATATTGGGACACTTTAGTTGGATGGTGGGATTTTACTGTTACAGCCAACAACTTATATGAAGAACCAGATTCTGGCACTTCATATATAACAACAATTACTTCAGATGGAGATCCTATAGGTAGGTGTAAAAATAAAGCAAGGAAATTTCAAAGTAGAGAGTTAGGTAAATTTATTAGAGCAACATCAGATAACAACAGACCAACTTTTAAAACAGGTGGAGCGAATGGACACTCTTATGCTGAATTTGATAATTCATCATATGTCCAAGCATTAGTATGTAGATCTACTGATACAGGTTGGGGAGCTATTAGTACTGATAAACTAAGTGCTACTAGATTAAAGGCTGAAGATTTAAGTATATTTATAGTGGGTGAACCACTTGACGATGATACAGATGGAGATGAAGAACATATATTTTCTTATTTTGGATATTATGCCGGAGAAGGATATCCAGAATTTGATTCTGACGATTATATTAGATTTACTTATAAGAGAGATGATGATGATGATCACCATGCATCATGGACCCTAGGGGATAGCGATGCGGCTGTATCTCCAAACACTATTAATGCTACTGAACCCCAATGGCATTTTAATTCTGGTAGTGCTAGTATTATAAACATACAAACGGCCCCAATAGCAGGTGGAGCTAATATATATACTAATAATTTACCTGATATTGATCAAACAATTTTTCATCCAGACTCACCCTCCATCTCTGCTCAACATAATTGGTGTGATTTTGATCCTGTTGATTACGATGACAGTTTAACAGCTTCAATTGGAATCGGAGGATTAGTTAGCTCAACTGGAGTAATAAATACAAATAGTTTTGAGGGTAAAATATATGAAATTTTAGTTTATAAAGAGGCACTAAGTGAAATTGATAGATCATTATTAACTTATTATTTAGGATATAAGTATGATATAAATATAACAACATAAAAAAAATAACAATCAAATAAAATTAAATAAAATGGCAAAAAAAGAAAAAATAGAAGAAAAAGAAGTAGAATTAAAAGTTAGAGCAGAAAAAGTATCTGATGAACATTTAGACAAACTTCAAAGACTTGTAAATACTATAAATACTTTACATTATAATATAGGTAAATTAGAAATGCAAAAACATACTATGTTGCATAATTTACAGATAACTCAAGATAGAGTAGGTGTCTTCCAAGATACATTAATGAAAGAGTATGGCACGTTTGATGTCAATATTGAAGACGGAAAAATAAATTGGCCAAAAGAAGAAGAAGAATCTAAAGATGAAAAATAATATCATCAGAAAGATTACTATAGGTAAAGATTATAAAAATGACTCCATGCACTACGCTGTAAACCAAGAAGTGTATGGAGGTCATAAGATTTGTGATATAATAGAAGAAGAAGATAAGTATTCTATTTATATTAGAAAAGAAAAGATAGTTATACCTTGGAAAGATTTTAATAAAAACATGGCTATATCAGTTGAGTATAACTTAGAATATTAATGAAGACTTATAAAGATTTTATGGTATCACCTATTGGGGAACGCTATAATAATTCTAAAAAAATAGATAATAAAGAATTAATATTAAATACAGAGGTTTATAATCATCAATTTGTAAATAGATTAGCAAAAGTAATCGCTACTCCACTATTATTTCAATCACCTATTAACGTAGGTGATGAAGTAATAGTTCATCATAATGTTTTTAGAAGATGGCATGATGTTAAGGGTAGAGAAAAGAATAGTAGATCTTATTTGGAAGATAATAAATATATTATATCAAAAGACCAAATATATTTGTACAAACAAAAAACATGGAAAGCTATGCCAGGTTATAGTTTTATAAAACCTATTAAAAATATAGATAAATTTAATATTGAAAGCGAAAAACCATTGGTTGGTATTATTAAATATTCTGATGGAGTATTTAATAAAAATGAATTGATAGGATTTCGACCAAAAATACAATGTGAAGATTTTATTAATGGGGAGAGATTATATAGAGTTTTAAATAAATTTATTACAATTAAATATGAATATCAAGGAAACGAAGAAGAATATAATCCAAGCTGGACACAAGGCGGTTGAAGAGCTAATCAAAGTTGCTAGAGAGGAAATAGTTGATTCAGACGAAGATATATCAGCTGATAGACTAAAGAATGCTGCTGCAACAAAGAAGTTAGCTATATTCGATGCTTTTGAAATACTAAATAGAATCCACGAGGAAGAGAATATGCTTGAAGGAAAGCTTGTTGAAGAAGAAAAGAAAAATACTTTTAAAGGATTCGCAGAAGGAAGATCTAAGTAATGTACAAGCAAACATTATATAAGGTTGTAAAGCCTATAAAATTGAATACTATCAAAAGACTTAATAAGTCTAAGAAGTGGGAGTATGGTTATAACAAGGAAAACGATATAGTTGTTATATCTAAAACCGGTATGATTGGAGAGATTCTTGAAATTCAAGGTTTTCAAATAGCTTTACCTAAACAACCTAAAGAAGTTTATTCTTATAGTAAAAATAAATCAGAACAAAAATGGAGACAATTCCCTGTTAACCCTGATTTTAAAAGAATTAAAACAGTATTTGATTGGCAAGATTATCCAGATGATTTTAAAGAAAAACATTATGGATATATAGACGAAGAGTTCAGAAGAAGAGAAGAAGGATTTTGGTTTATGAATAACGGTGAACCAACGTATTTAACTGGAACACATTATATGTATTTACAGTGGAGTAAGATTGATGTTGGAGCTCCTGATTTTAGAGAAGCAAATAGATTATTCTTTATATTTTGGGAAGCTTGTAAAGCTGATAATAGAAGTTATGGAATGTGTTATTTAAAAAATAGACGTTCTGGTTTTTCATTTATGAGTTCAGCTGAGACGGTTAATCAAGCAACAATATCAAGTGATAGTAGATTTGGTATACTATCTAAAACAGGTGCAGATGCTAAAAAGATGTTTACCGATAAAGTAGTACCAATTATCCATTCTTCTTTAAACCAATACAAGATGGTATGGATCGTCCAAAATCTGAACTAGCATATAGAGTTCCTGCTAAAAAGTTTACTCGTAGAAAAATGAGGGAACGAGAAGAGCAAGATGATATGGAGGGATTAGATACAACTATAGATTGGAAGAATACAGGTGATAATAGTTATGATGGTGAAAAACTTTCTTTATTAGTTCATGATGAAAGTGGTAAATGGGAAAGACCTGATAATATAAAAAATAACTGGAGAGTTACAAAAACTTGTTTACGATTAGGTAGTAGGATCATAGGTAAGTGTATGATGGGTTCAACATCGAATGCTTTAGATAAAGGAGGTGATAATTTTAAAAACTTATATTATGATTCAGATGTTACAAAGAGAAATCGCAATGGACAGACTAAGTCGGGATTATATTCTTTGTTTATTCCTATGGAGTGGAATTACGAGGGA